GAGTCCCAGTTTGTCAAGTATAGCTTGTTCTAGTGAGGCTGGGCTATCTTCTGATATAACAGTAAATTTACCATGATAATCATAGGCCCAGATATTAACTAGAAATTGTTTCATTTTTGCTTTCTATTATTGAAATGAGGCGGAACTATGTCCCGCCTCAAATTTTTTACGATTACGCTCCAGATACTCCGAAGATACCTCTGTAGTCAGATACACCAAATCTGTATCTTTCTCTAGCTTTGTATCTTACGTTACCAGTATCGAAATCACCTTCCATTGCTGTTCTGATAGGCGATCTTTCGAAATACTTCATACCATTTGGTACGTCAGTAATTAAGAAGAACGCATCAGTGTCAGTTAAGAAATTGTTCACTCTGTAACCTTGAGGAACCATTCCCATAGAAACGATTGCGTTGATATCGTTGTCAGCTGTTGAAGTTCTACCTTGAGACTTCATCAATCTCTCTGCAGTAAACTGTAGCTCAGAAGGAACGATCATTTTCACTCCTCTTGCTGCAATTTTTAAACCTCTTTCATCAGTCATCGCTGCAATTTGAATTAGCGAGTCTTCTAATGAAGTTTCGTTTAAGTCTGCTTGAGTTGATAAAGTGTTAGACACTGTTCCAGCGATCGTTGGGTGGTTTGTAACGAATAAGTTACTACCATCTCCAGAAGTAAAGCTACCTCCAGAGAAACCATTGATCAATGGATCAACTGCTTTAACTTGTTTTGTGTTCGCCATAGATCTAGCTAATGCTTTTGTATATCTAGAAGCAAGTCTGTCATACAAGTTATCCTCGATCGCTTCTTCAGTGATCGCGAATGCAAGCGCAACTGTTTCCATAGTGTATCTAGCTGTGTAAGTCTCTTGAGCTGTGTCAAAAGTTACTGCAGATCCTTCTGGTTTAACTGCTGCATTTGCAAAACCTGATAACATAACTTCCTCTTCAAACGCTCTGTCTGAAGTTTCTGTTACATATATCTCAGCATGCTGATTCTCATAACGTTTATACTCTAAACCGAATAAGGCATTCAAACCCGGCTCGAGTTCCTTGACTAATTGTCCTCGTGATATTGCCATGTTGTTATCTCCTTATTAGATTCCGGCTACTGCCGCTTTGTAGAAGTGCTCGTTAATTGTAACAACGAAGTTAACGTTTGAAGTTGTTAAATCGTTATTGTCAATGTTAGTCGATACTCCCATTACTTTTAGCTGACCTGAAGTTGTACTTACAGTTGAGTCATCTAGCTCTACTTTTGAAACGTAGTTAGCTGAATCACCTGCTGTGTACAAGATGTCGTAATTCATAAAGATATCAGTTTGCGCTGAAGCAAGTGTGTTATCTGATTGAATCTCGAATCTTTCATACGGGTCATCTGCTACGAAAGCAACAATATCTGTAGCTGTGTTAGAAGCTTTCAGATTGTTTGCAAACGTAGGCTTACTTGTGTTTGCGTCGGTAAAAAATATTCCGTTCAAAGAACCGATCAATGTTTCACCAGCTGCTGCAACTCTTATAGTTCCTTGGGACGCTGCTCTCACAGGGTCTTGGAAATATATAGCTGCTGAACTAGCAGATACATCGTACTCAGTTAAACCTTGATTGGCATCATTTTGACCAACTTTTCCGATCGGTCTTAGACCGAACGCTGCGTCTTGGTTTGCCATGTTATGTCCTCCTTATGAACATTTTTAGTTTAACTTAGTGGTTAAAGAATTCTTAATTAGGATTTCTTTGAGCCACCAAAAGTCACACGCGATTGCCTATCGATATCGATTGGCATGCTTGGGTGCTGTTCCTTCATAAGATCGTTATCCATTGCCTCAACTTTATCACTATGTTGTTTTGCATAGTATTCGTTTCGTTGCTGCGCAATCTCTTCCGGTACCCTAGCCAGCACTAGGCCGCCTACACCGATCACTCCCTTGTATTTGCCATCTTCGACAACTGGATAATCTGCATCTGGATATTCATCGGATCTAACCAATTCGTATCCTGATCTTATTCTTCCTTGGATATTTTTTGTATCCTGGAATCCTAAAGATTCTGCTCTTAGCCATCTATGTCTAAAACCTGTTGGCGCAGGGGGTGCATCTAATGATGACGGGGGAGTCCAAACTTTTTTCTTTTGAGAAACTTTTTCTCTAGTCTGACTCGCACGGGATGCTCTTTTATTATCTTCGCTCATATGCTTACGCCTCCTTCGTGATGTTTAATTGTTTCGCATATTCTTCAAGTGGCACACCTAATTTTTTAGCAATTGCTACCTGTGATGGTGTGAGCCTCACAGTTTTGCGACCTGATTTGGTACTTCGCTTTGCTGAAGCTACTGTTTGTACCGGAGCCGGTCGAGTTGTTTCTCCCTTATCTGCATTATTAGCAAATTTGTGGGGAAATTCAAGTCTTATTCTTTTATCTATTTCAGAATAATACTCGTCACTTGAAGGGTCAAAACCCTCTACTTCTGTTAACTTTTTATGAAGATCAAAAGCAGTGTAAGTCATAGCAGTATCCTGTCCAAACCACGTATTTTTATCTGCCCACGCGCTTGCTTTAGGATCTGGTGTTCCTTGTGCTGCTTGATTTCTTTGTAAGTTAATTTCAGGAGTTGGTCTTTCCTTTTGTTGTTTTTCGAACTCAGCTTGAGCAAGTTTAGTTTCCTCAAGCTTAGCTTTTTTATATCCAAATTCAGATATAGACGCTAAAGCTTCTGATTCAGCTTTAAGATCATTTGCTTCTCTTGCTGCTGCTAGTTTAGCTTGTGCTGCGGCTACGCCTGAATTAATACTCTCTTCTGTTACAGCTACAAAGTCAGGTTGTAATTTGGAAAGTTTGCTCTCTGCATCTTTTTGTTTTCTTAAAACGTTTTGAGCATAAGAAACAGCTTCTTCTTTTTGACGTTCTGCTTCTCTCCATTTTTTAGTTAACTTCGCTATTCTTCTCTGTACACTTTCAGAGTATTGCTCTAATTCTTTATCATCTTTCTTTTCTTCTAATTTAGTTTCTCTTTCATTCTCAAATGTTTTATCCTCTGGAACTTTTTGATCTTCCACGGGTCTAACACTTGGTTCTTCTTTAACAGTTTCTTTTTCTACAATTTCAGTTTCATCCTTTACTTCTGGAATGTCAACATCCATTGCTGGACCTGAAGTATCTAGGTCAACTGTTTTTTTCACTTCTTCAGTGTCTGGCATAGTTTTCTCCTTCTATGTTAATATTGATGAAGTATGTCTTCGGGTTTTTCGATGGTTGCTAATACTTCATCGTCGTTTAGCAATCTTACTTCCCCACCATCGATTTGTATTCGGCTACCTGCATATCTTGCAAAGATAACCCAATCTCCTTTTTTACACCATGGTCCTTCAGGAAATTTTTCCTTATCATAACAATGTGGACCTTGTGCTAAAACAAGACCACAAGTAGAAGCTACTTGTTGTCTTTCAATTGTTTCTTGCCCTAAATATAAACCACCTTTGGTTCTTTCAGGCATTTTAAATGGAAGGACTAACATCCTCCACCCAGTTGGTTTTGGTAATTTATCGGATTCTTTTTTCTTTAAACGCTCATAGCCATCTACTTCTTTTTGATGTGCTTCTTCGTTTTGTTTCTCGTATTTGTCCAACAACGCAGACTTAGTCTTTGGTGTTGAGTTTGATGACTGTTCCTTTTGCATCTTGTTGCTCCTTCTTGTTTAGCAGGTTAGAGATATCCTGTGATATTTTTAAATAGGCATGTGCCTGTCCCATCATATATTTGTATTTCTCCATGTTGTCAATAGTACCAGCAATCATAGCATCACCAATCTGTTGATAGGATTCTTTAATGTCTTTTTGTAATCTTGTGATTATTGTTAGTTCATCCATTTTTTCTACCCTTTCTAAGAGACTCTTTTCCTTTTTTAAATATAGCAGCGACTTTTGATTTACCCATAACTTTGGCACGCTGTTCACCAACAGTTAGGATTTGTATTTTCCTTGCAAACGGTTTAGATATCTTTTTAACTTTTGCAACAGTCTTACGAGCGTCAGTAGGAGTCGCAAACTTAATACCAACAGTATCTTTAGGATTCTCATCCGTGTAAAGCCTCCTGCCTGAACCTTTTGGTTTTTTACCTGTTCCTGTTTTTGGATCCGCCACGTTTCATCTCCTTAATATGTTTCTTAATAGTGTTCGACTGTTTTTTATGTAGCTTAGATGCTTTACTTAAAGCTTTAGCTACTTTGTGTAGTTTTTTCATATTAACACTTCCATCTTCTTCTTGCTTGACGGATACGTGAGTTAGGATCATTACGTGTTTTAGCTGATGCTCTTTTGAGCTGACCTAGTGAACGTGCGCAGTACGATTTTCTACGTTTTGCAGCTTTTGATCCAGGCTTCACTTTTCCTGTCACGGCTGTTTTTAATTTAGAGCCGGGATTTAATCTTCTGTAGGCTTTGACACCGGCTCGTGTCATACCAGCTCCAGACTTTGTAGGTCTAAAGTTTTTTTTATTTCTCGCAGGCATAGTGCCTTTGTTATATAATTCTCTTGGCATTTGTGATCTAGATATCATACATCCTCGTCATATCAATTATTCCACCCATAGCAGCTTTTTTTCTTTTTGCAAATGTTGCAGCTCTACTAGGTGTAGGGCCTGTATT